AACTTTAAGGGACTGTCAGCTAAAGCACAGCATATTGCACAACATGATGTAAGTGCAGCACATCAAGCGGATGTGTTTAAAAACCTCATGCAGGATGCTATCGAATGTGGTGCATCTTCAGCGCAGGAGTTTTATGAATGTCTCCGGCCATTTGAAGAGGAGATTTTGCAGATTCGCTTGGATAATGGTGAACGAGTAAAGACTGCTAAAGGTAAGTGGTTGTATACAAAGACAACAAATACATCTACATACCGGTCAAATAAAGCGGTAATTGGTAAGTCTTTGGATGCTGGTATACCATTAGTTGATGGTAAAGTTATTCGTGGTAAAACGGCGCTTGAAAAACTACGTAGGGAGAAAACCACTACAATCATGTCGCCGTATGAAAAAGCCAAGCGTGGTGTTGCCATGATACAAAATGTTTGGGAGGATTTGAGGGAGGATCAAAAAGATAGTATTGTTTTGTTGTTAGGTAGAGATTTTCCATGTAGTACGGGGAGATAAATGAACACTAGTTATTACACAATCTTAGCTGAAACCCGCAGTTATGCTAAAATGGCTGATGTAGGTGTTGAATTTGTACGTGTTAAGGAAGGTACTAATTTTGTACCACATGCTAAAATGGATAGAGCTGGTAGACGTACAATTGTACTTGAGCAGCCTGAACCGCATTGGGATAAACGCAGACTAATACAGTGGCGAGGTATGTTTTATCATGAACTTGGTCATTTTGATAAAGATCTGGCTGATGATTATGAGTTATTAAAGGAATATAACATTGATGCTAGTTCTTTTTATGGCAGTGGTTTGAATTGCCTCACTGACTACAGGCAGGAAAAACATAACTTGGGTATGTATGCCGGTAGAGATTACTACTTAGGTGCTGCACATAGAATATCATTTGAAGATATAGTTAAAACACATGAAAAAGAACTACCTTCTTTTGATGATGCTAATTCAGATGCAGGTATACATATGGCTTTACTTGCGTGGGATGCACATGGTAGAGCTGAATGGCAATCACCTATGATTGGTATGTCAAATGTTCTTAGGAGCATTTTACATCCAAACATCGACGCTAAAGTACAAAAGCTTATTGATGATGGGTACACTGAGCGCATGGATAGTGCAACCAGTGCTCAAGATTTGCATGATATATGGAACCACATGCTTGAACATGTATGGGAGAGAGATCCTGATGAAGAGAAACAAAAAGCACAATCTCCTGAAGGAGATGGCGAAGAGGGAGCAGGCGAGGAAGGTGAGTCAGGCGGCAAGGCATCTGATGGTAAAGGCGGGGATAAGAGAGAGAAAAGCTCAAAAGGTGGCAAGTCGGAAGATAAAGGCGATGGAGAACGACAAGGAGGTAAAATCTCATGGAAGGACTTGCAAATCAATAAACATGACACTGAACACAGCGCCAGTTATGAACCCTTGGAGATTGACTATTGGGGATACCAGGAAACAAGCACCTTCCCAGTTTCATCAAAAACAGATGTTAGAAATTACGAAGCGAACACTGGAAATGTGGAAACAGATGTCAACGCGAGATATAATAGAAGAACTCAAAGCGCAAATGTGCACTCAGGGTTGGCAAACAAAATACGAAAGCTACTACAAGTTAAAACCCAAACACAGAATATGTACGGACAAAAGAAAGGGAAGTTAGCTAATAAAAATATACATCGTGCTGGTATGGTTGGTACTGGTGGTTATCGTGAAAAAGTATTTAAACAAAAAATACAACGCTATGATCTTGATACCGGAGTAACTGTATTAATTGATTTCAGTGGTAGTATGGGTGGTGAAAAGATGGAACATGCTATAGTCAGTGGTATGATGCTCAATGAGGCTATATCTAAAATAGGTGTTCCACTTGAAGTACTTGGGTTTACTGATCATCACAGTAATGGCGTGATGAATATACTCAAGACATTCGATAAACCTGTATCAACTGAGGAATTGCGGTTGCGTATGTGTAGAGCTGCCAATGATATGAGTAGCAATGCAGATGGTGAAGCAATTTTGTGGGCTGTTGATAGGTTGCAAAAACGTAAGAATAAGCGTAAAGTATTAATCGTATTAAGTGATGGTCAGCCCGCATCAAACAGAGGTGTCTGTTACCAATTTACTAAAGATGTTATTGATCAAGTTCATAAAGATGGGAGGGTAGAAATATATGGTATAGGTATTATGGATAGTACAGTTAGAGAATTGTATCCACACTGGTCTGTAATCAGGCATGAAGATGAGCTTGAAGGGGCAGTGCTTAAAGTAGTAAAAAATCATATACTTAAATAATTTATAACATTGTTATATTGGAGAGAAATAGAATGAGTGAACACTCAATAGAAGATTTGGAACAATTGGTACAGGACTTTGTATTTAATCCCGTAGCAGAGGAATTGAAAGATACAAAGAAAAAGACAAAGAAAAGAGAACCAGCCAAGTTTAAAAATGTCAAAAAGACTGATGAGGAAAAGAAACTTGAAGCAAACACGTACACCAAGAAGTACAGTGAAGAGTTTGGTTGGGATAAGGATGTGCTTGGTAAACTGGAAGACTTCGATGTGGTTATGTACAAGGATGAATACTGGACTGAGGAAGATCTTGGTCATATCCCAGATAAGGACAAGTTTGATGGTCGTGTCGTGGATCATTCAGCGATGTATCCATTTGTATTATCACAGCAACCACAGTTTCGTGGTATGAAGTGCATGATGGTTGGCCCCACTGGTAGTGGTAAGTCAACGCTGGCTGAGTTCTATGCAGCCAAGATCAACCAGCCCTTCCTACGTATCAATGGTAGGCAGGACATGGAATCTGATAGCATCATTGGTAGACCGTGGGTTACACCTACAGGTATGGAGTTCCTGCTTGGTGAGTGGCCTAAAGCTACACAAAAGGGTTGGCTCACGCTTGTAGATGAGCCGTGGAAGATGCCTCCGGGGATATGGATGACAGCTCAACGTCACCTTGAACGTGGTGGTATCTGGCAGTTGGACGATATACCGGGTGATAATGTGCTCGATAAGCAAATTGTTCCTAAGAGCAGTTATCGCTGTGTGCTTGCTGATAATGTAGTGGGTACAGGTGATAATGTGGACAAGTATGCAGCTACCATGATACAGGATAGCTCAACTCTCAATCGTATTGATGTGGTTATTAAAGTACCGTACTTGAGGCCAAAGGATGAGGTTGGTATTGTGCTGCATAAGTACCCACAGATTGCTCCACACATGGCTGAGAGGATGATTGCTTTGCTTAACCTGTTACGTACTGGCTATGATAGTGGCGAGTTGTCAAGCCCTGCATCTATACGTAATATCGAGTCATGGTCAGAGCTGGCTATCAAGATCAAGGACTATGGTAAAGCATTTGAGTGGGTAATGATTAATCGTTATCCAGATGATGATGAGCAAGGTGCAGTGCGTAATCACTACATGACTTGCTTCAAGGAATCACTTTGATAACTAAGAGGTATGTAAATAATGAAAACATTTTTATACAAAGTGTTTGTTACTGATATACATTCAACAGCGTGTTGGATGTGGTTTTTAATTGGTATGTATAGTACAATAATAGAATCCGGTTTTATTATTGTTGCATTCCCAATGATGCTTACTTTTTTTATAACATCAACTATTGTTGACGAAATAAGAAAACTTAAAGAGGAAAAGAAAGATGTGTAAAAAACTTGTTGAAAATAATTTACCCAAAAATATCAAGGTGCGTGTGCACTACTATCATCCGCATAACAGCACACCGAGACTACGCAAAGGTCATGACTATTTAACGGCTGTTAACTTGGTTGATGTAAAGAATCATCAAATTATAGCCAGTGGTGAATCATACTGTTCACACAGAGATACACCAAGACGTGATATTGGTAGGTATGTAGCTGTTGGTCGTGCTATGAAAAATGGTGGCTTTACACGACATGGCTAATAGATGGGAAAAATCTAAAGATGTGCGTGATACTAACGGAAATAAATTAAAAGTAGGTTGGGTGTATAAAACTAATGATAATCAGCTATATACCTATATTCGACTTGAGTCTAATTTTCATCTTGTGTGGCTAGTTGGAGGTGGTCACAGAGCATTTGATGGTCGTGGAGACTGGACAACGAAAGCATATACACCTGTATGTGATTTGTATCCATTAATGAAAGCTGTATATAATAAACTACTATTTGGGCATGTAGATGGAGTTGTCACATGAGATGTAAATGTTGTAATAATGTATTACAGGAGCATGAAATCATCTGGTATGAAGAGAGGCGTGAACATGAGGATTTCTGTGTAATATGCAGGAATAAGTTCAGGGATGAACAAGCAGATGAAAATGTGATTGACGCTTACAATTCAGATGATGATGTATTTTTACAATTTGTTGCTCCTAAGAGCAATGTTGAGTAACTACTATGGCATATGAAAAAGGAGAACTAATAACGTCATTTAGTAAATTAACTTTTGGTAGTATTATATATAATGAAAAGGGAGAGTACGCTGTTTTTACACATGAGGGTTTAATACAACCAATAAAGTATGCACTACCTGCACCAAAGGGTAATCCTCGACACATAATGCCAGCACATAAACGGTATTTTAATTCTACACAAAATTGGTATGCTACTGGTAAAAATTTGGGAGATTTATTAGTACTTTTAAGTAAACAACATGAACTACATACCTTATAAAGATTTTGTTTCACATGGTGAAGATCTCGCCGCAGGTGAACAAATACGTATTAATCACACAGATTGTCCCGATGGTGAGGACACTAAACGAAGACTTTACATAAAGAGGACTGAAGATGGAAATAACTTACTTGCTTACTGCCATAACTGTGGCAACACTGGCTATTATGCTCAAACTAATTTTGGATATGCATCGGCTAAAAAAGGTGTTGGCAGCACTGGTATACGAAAGAAATCAAAAGATGCAGGCGGAACAGGCTATTATGGAGCATATATCCCGCGAGATTACGAAAAGAAAGAATCAGACTGGTCAAAAAGAGGGCGAGTATGGCTCACAAAATACGGGATCACTTCACTAGAAATTGAAAAGTATAGTTTGGGCTGGTCAGAGCAGCGCAATGCTATACTAATACCTATATATAGAAAGGGTGAATTACTTGGAATACAACATAAAACATTTGAAGAGGGTCATCCTAAGTACGTTACAAAGGCTATATATAAGCCTTTGTGGTGGTACAGTGGTGATTACAGCACTACAATCATGGGTGCTACAAGTGGTTTGTGTCTTGTCGAGGATGTAGTTAGTGGTATTAAATGCAGCAGATTTATACCAACAATAGCGCTCTTAGGAGCAAATTTGAGTGATGAGTGTGCTGCATTTATATCTGAATTAGGTGTTGACAAATCAAAAGTCAAGCTTTTTTTAGATAATGACAATAGACAGATTAAGCTTAACCAATTGAAAATTAAGGAAATACTTGAACAAATGGGCTATACTGTCACAATAATTAAACAAGATAAAGACCCAAAAGAATGCAGTGATAAGCAACTAAGAGAGTTGTTATCATGAAGAAAGTTAGAAATTTAGATGATCTTAAAAAAGGACAAATACTATATAACAAAAGACATGGGATGTATTGGATAGCAAAAGTTAAATTAAATACAGTTAGTATTGCCGTAAGCGTAGATGTATTATCTCTTGAAAGCAGTTCTAGTGCTGTATACTTTAAGTATGAAGATTCTGATTTGATGAGAGAAGATACATATATCCTGTGTGATAGTGCACAACTACACAAAGCAATTACAAATAAATTCGATGTATAGTAGATATAGAAAATGTACTTGGGAAGAAGTTGAGATTGGTGAGGTGTTTATTGATGATGCTCATGATGTATTTATAAAAGTTAGTGGTTTGGAGCCAGGAATTTGGCTGAATAATATGTCGCAATACACACCACGCCTTGCTGGTACGGTAATAGGGAATATAAACGGGTTGGGAGACAAAATAACTGAACTATATAAAGAACATATGGGCTTTGATAAATGATGCAATATCCCATTGTGGATATACTACATATACCCATTAAGTAATACACACAAACTATTTGGAGATATAGATATGTACAAAGTAGAACAAATATGGTATAATATTTATGTTCTTTTCTTTTTTGCTCGTAAGAGCAGTTTTCTTTTCTTGGGTAACATAGATATTAATAGAGTAGATTATGAATAATAAACCTTTAGTATTTAGTTCTATTGCAGATACTAGACGATATGCTAAACAAAATAATACTTGTTTACATTTTCATGTATTGTGGAGATGTAGTGATATAACATGGTCAAGTACTTATAGAATAGATTCCTCTGGTAAAGCGTATATATTTGATGAAGGGGGAGATAATTTTAGATTACACGATGGTGTTGATTTTCTTGACGGAAAACATATACAAGGACTGCCAGCAATTTTTGCTTATAAAATAGATAAGATATAAATATGAGAAGTATTAAAGTAAAAAGTCATAAAAAATACGTTAGAGCTATATTTATAACACAAAAGGAAAAGGATATACTTGGCTTGCTTGGACACAGTTCATACCGTAGCCGTAAGGAGGCATTAGAGAAACTATTTAATAACTCTTCCATTAAAAATAAGATTACTACAGAAGAAATTAATGCTTTATCATATGCACTACGTGCAATATTTTTTAGTGTTGGCAACAAGCATAATGATCCAGATGATGTGGATATGGCTGAGCATCAAATGCACTATGAGGAGTAAATATTGAGTGAGTTAATTACAATATTAACTAATAGAGATAACTATTACAGATTTAAACCCTTTATTAAAGATCATGCTGTACCAAAAGAGACACGATTAATCATACATGATCTGGATGAGTACTATACTCTCAATCCCAGTATTGATGATGTAGATATAGATAAATTCAGGACTTGGTTTTTAGTGCTAAAACATAGCAGATTAAAACCTGAACAAGCGGATATATACCATGAAATATTTGATAACGTTACTTCTGTTCTTAAGAGCAGTACTGTGCTTAGTGATAGCGACATCATTGAATCTTTTATCGAGCGTGACTTTGCTACTCGCATCGCTGACCTTTCTCTTAAGGTTGCAGAGGGCGACGATGCTTTGTCACTCATGGAGTGCGAGTCTCTACTTGATGAGTACAGAAGTGAAGCAAAGCGTTGTGTGGGACACGACGAATCACTGGTAGTCAATGATCTAACTGAGCTATTTGATGATACGTTAAGCCCCGGATTAGACTGGTCACTGCCTTGCTTAAATAAGTCATTGGGGCCGATACGTCAAGGGGATCTTGTTGTAGTTGGCAAGTTACCTGAAGCTGGTGGTACTGCATTTGCAATAAGTCAGGCATGTCACATGCTACAACAAATGGAACCTGATCAACATGTACTATACTTTGGTAATGAAGAGAAAGGTAATGCATTACATAAACGTGTGGTATATTCACTAACCAACAAAAACAAGGATGAAGTAAAACTGGATGTAGTTAAAACTGCTGATGAATATAAAAACACATATAGAGGAGATGACTTTAAGATATTCAGTGTTCAAGGTATGTCATTACATGCAATTGAACGCATTATAAAGCACTACAATCCCGGTTTAATAGTATTTGATCAGTTACATAAAGTAAACATATCAGATAAGGAAGGTACAGTACAAAAGATTAAAAAGCTTTTCGAGGAAGCTCGTGTAATAGCCAGTGACTATGCTCCTGTGATAGCTGTACATCAATGTGATGGCACTGCATACAATAGTGTATACGCTGGTATGGAGCAATTGTATATGTCCCGTATAGGGATACAGGGAGAGGCTGACGCTATTATTACTATAGGTGTTAGTACTGAACCCGGTAGTGAAAAAACACGTTACATAAATATTCCTAAGAACAAATTAGATGGTGGTCATATGAGTGAAGAACAATACAGACACAGTAAATGGGAGGTAACTATAGATGCAGAACGTACAAGATATTATGAGTGATCCGATAGCAGATATTCTTAGTGATTTCTTTAATGACCCTATGGGTATGGGGTCAGAAAATACAGCCAAACTAATCCGCCAGATTGTCGAAGACGAGCTGCGACAGCAGATAGGTCGTGAGCTGTTAGACGGTGAGTCTTGGGCGGTGCCACGACACAAAGTAGTAGAAGTTTGCAAGCTGAACTCACACAGTGAGAGCACTATGGAGGAAGACAATGAAACGAATAGCTGAGGCGCTGGTGGAGTGTGGGTATGCGCTTGATATTGCAAATAGCTTTGATTTTGTACCAAAGAAAGGCATTATTTATTTGAAAATGACTGAGAGCAAGGATTATTTCCAGATTGGAAAGGTTCAAGAAGTTGATCCCTTTGCAGATACCCTCGAAGGCCGCAGGCAGGCTGATGCACTTGAGGATTGGCTAATAACTGCAAACTCTATTAATTATGATATTGATGGTAAATTATTATGGGATAAATCAGAGTATATTAATGATGATAATGGACAACACCAATGGCGACTCGACCGCATCAAGTGGTGCTTTGAGCAACTGGAGGAAGACAAATGAGTAGTGGTGATTTACCCGGAGCAATTTTTATATTTATAATTTTACTGTTAATTATTTTATTTACCGGATACCCATATTTACTGGACGCAATTATAGCGAGTTTAATGCAATGAATGAACTTGACAAGAAAGCAGCAGAGGCGTGTGGGGTTGTATTTCAAGAATATATGACTTGGGGTATTTATGACTTTCCAAATGAGGGAGATTATATTGAGTATGATTGTGAATGGACTCTCGACGATGCCAGATGCCGTGAGATAGTGCGGGAACATTTCCTAATAGACACAACCTTCGCATCAGAAGGGGTGGAGTGCTTTACTATTCATAACGGTGTAGATATTGAGCCTGTATATGGCAAAACCATAGCCGAAGCTGAAATAGCCTGCATTAAAGCGATACTAGAACATGAATAATATATACATAATAGATACTGAAACAAACAATAAAAATAAACTTATAGGTAACTTTACTGCTAACCCACATTACAGAGGTAATAAGATAGTACATGCAGGTATTAAAAGATTGGGTGTTTTAGGTGTAACTGTGCTGGATAAATATGATACAAATACACTTCTATACAATTGCCAACGTGCTGATTTGTTGGTTGGTCAAAATATTAAATTTGATTTATTGTACTTGATGCGTGATGATAAGTTTAGAGATGAAGTATTACCCAACCTACGTATATGGGATACTATGCAAGTAGAGTACTTGTTATCAGGACAACAAGATCGCTTCCCATCTTTGGATTATTTATCTGAAAAATATGGTGGTACTCTTAAAGACAAACGCCTTGAAGAAATGTGGGCTGAAGGTGTGGATACTGAAGATATTGATGAAGATATAGTCATCCCTTATTTAGAAGCAGATGTAACTAATACAGAGTTAGCATTTAAAAAACAATTGGTATTGGCAAATGAAGCCAACATGTTGCCATTAATAAAATCTCAAATGGATGCCATACTTGCTACCGCTGAAATGGAGTACAATGGTATGTACTTTAATAAAAAGGAAGCACTTTACAAAGCTAAAATATTGTCATCGCGGCGAGATGCTTTACACAAGTATTGTTTTGACTTTATGAAAATACGTATGCATAATACACCAAATGTAGATTCAGTTGATGACGTATCACTAACTTTGTTTGGTGGTCAAGAAAAAGTAAAGATTGACAGGGTTATACTTGATGAATTTGGCAAACCAATTTTATATAAATCAGGTGCACGTAAAGGAGACATACGCACTAAAAAAGAAACTATATTAAAAAGAATTACTCCATGCGTACATGGTAGGACTGCAATAGAAAGAGAGAAAAAGAAAGGCTTTTATTCCGTAAGTAATGATGTTCTTAAGAACATATATAAAGATCCATCAACACATGGAAAACCGCGTGATTTTGTAAGCGCTTTAATGGAGTATAGAAAGATAACCAAAGATTTAAAAACATATTACGAGGGCTACTCAGAGCTAGTGTGGCCTAATGACAACTGTATACATGGAACGTATAACCATTGCCAAACAGCCACTGGACGGTTAAGCCACAGCAACCCAAACCTTGGTAATGTTAGCCACAAAGAGTGATATATGTATTTACATACAGCAGATGTTAAACCAGCAGAAGATATAGTTAAGCAAGTATATACAAAGTTAATAACTGAAGTAAGCCCGTTATTTTACCAGCATAGCATAGTAGCTGGTGGTTACTTACGTGACTGGGATCATGGTAGACCAGTAAAAGATTTGGATATATTTATACCTCAATGTGCACTGCACCACAAGGAGTTAGCTAAGTTAATAGACAATGTAAATGAACATTCACAAATCACTAGAGTTCATGATGATGGTGAATATGATGAAGATGATGTAGCAGTATATAACATGTCTGGTTGTGCTTTACCAGTACAAATTATATTTGATATTAACGCACGTAGTAAGGATTCGGTAATACAGAATTTTCATAATTCTTTATCTAGGATAGCGTTTAATCCAGCTACTAATAAAATAATAAAATACCCTGCATATAAAAAAGCAGTGCTAACAAAAATTAATTTATATCAAAAGTCTACTGAACCCGATAACGTTGAAAGACTTTTGAAATATAAATCCAGAATGGTTACAAAATACCCTGATTATAAACACATAATACTTGATAAATAATATGAGTGAGATTAGAAAATATTTTGAAAGTAGATTTACTAACGGCTACTTGATGGAGTTTGATTTTAGTCAGCTTGAAGTGGTAGTACTAGCATACTTGAGTCAAGACAAACAACTTATACAAGATATAGTTGATGGTATTGATATACATCGTGTTAATGCTGCTAAGATGTATGATGTACCTACACATTATGTAACTGAGAAGCAACGTAAAGTAGCTAAAGGTTGTACGTTTCAATTACAATATGGTGCAGGTGCTGCATCAATGGCTAAAACATGGGGTATATCAACAACATTAGCACGTAAATTTATTGATGCGTATTATACCAGATACCCAGATGTAAAAAAATGGCAAGACAAGAATATACACACTGTACAACTCACTAGATGGATTCACAAAGAGAAGAAAACTAAAGCTGGATACCCACAATCATATGGTCATCTATTTTTACCCACTGGTAGAAAGTTGGTATTTAAAGAGTATGACATTAAACCTATGTGGGGTGGGAGAGCAAAACCACTCACACCAACTGGCTTTAGCCCAACTGAGATTAAAAACTATCCAGTACAATCTCTAGCTACTGGCGACATTGTGCCTATGATCTTGGGTAAGCTATACCGTGTTCTTAAGAGCAAAAGTAAAGAGACTCAAACGCATGTAAAAATGATTAACACTGTACATGACAGTATAGTATTTGATGTTGCTAAAAACTACAGATCACGGGTATATGATATGGTTATGGAGGTAATGCTTAATACACCAACGTATTTAAAAAAAGATTTTGGTATAGACTTTAATGTACCCATTAATGCTGATTGCAAATGTGGTAAAAACTGGCTTGAGATGGTAGATTATAGTCCTGAATTAGGAAGTGACAAATGAGCTATCACGATTGTAAATTCAACTGTGGCGCTACGGATTGTCCAGCCCCTACAAGAATATTGAAGAAAGAAATGAGCTTACGAGAAGATTTAAGAAAAGGAAGGCATGATGGGTTTAATCGTGAAGTATATGATGAAGACTTAGATGAAATCATCAACCAGATACTGGATGCTGTAGAAACCAATGTTGAAGAAATAAGAATATCAGAATTATCGTTGCAGATGGGGATACCCGCTGAATGTCAGGAAGTTTATTGTGAGGCATTTCTTGAACTAATCAACAAACTACGGGAGAGTGAGTAATGATCGGTGACGAAAGATTAGAAGAAGCAAAATTCCTTGACAAGAATAATAAAGCATGGTATAATATTAGTGTAAACAGGAAAAGTTTAAAGGGATTTTTATTTAATTAAACTCAAGAGGTAAAATATGAGTAATGAAGTAATTGGTATTGTTGAAGAAGTAATGAATAATGGTAAAGCCAAAGGTTCCGGCCTACGTGTGGGTGGATTGAAGTATGGTGTATTTGATCCTGCTGATCAAGGCTTGGATAAAATTAGTGCAGGTGATAATGTATCCTTCCGTTTTGTTGAAAAGGATTCAGGTGGTAAATGGCCGTATAAAAACATTCAGGGTAAGGTTACTAAAGTAGCAGGTACTGTAGCAGCAACTCCAACTGAAGCATCAGTAGGTGGTAAACGTTGGCGTGCTAATGGTGAAGAGGGTGGTTTCCCTATCCATCAGCGTGCATATGAGCGTGCTCTTGATCGTAGGAATGCAACCCAGGTTGCAGCACGAATGTTGGAACCGGGAGCTACTGCTCAGATGGTAATTGAATTTGCTAAAGAGATTGAGGACTATACTACTGGTACTGAAATAGCTGTAGCTGAAATGGCTTTAAAGTTTTCAGAGGCTGATGATGAATTCAGTATAAATGAGAATATGCTTTAATACCTCGCTGTGATATGGCGTAGCACAAGGATGTGCATTACTGAGGAATAAATAAAAAATATGATATTTGATTTTATGAATATGGTTTATACTTATGAAGAACGGTTAGTAGCCAATGATGTGCGTGAAAATCTTCATGTAGACACAGTACTGGTAACAGATGCTGATTATCAATATGAGACTGCAATAAGGCATCCAAAATATAATGATTATGAGTGGATAATAGTTCAGGGTTATGATACTAAGGAACGTGCTAAGGAAGGCCATGATTATTGGGTAGAAAAAATGACTGCTGACATACTACCAGCAAAGTTGGTTGACGTATCGACTGCTAAAACAGCTAAACTGGTTGATTATGTCACAGATGATTCTTCATGGCGTGAATACAGTAAAGAATAATATGACAATAACACATACTAAAACTGCTTTTATTGATGGTGATATAATTGCTTACTCTGTAGGATTTGCAGCTAATAAAGACCCTGTACAAAATGCTCTACATAGCGTTAAGATTATGATAAGAAGCATGTTAGAGGCTACTGGTGCAGATTCCTACAGGGTATATTTAACTGGTGATGGCAACTATCGTGAAGAGATAGCAACTATACAGCCATACAAAGGTAACAGGAAAAGTGATAAGCCAATACACTATGAAGCAATACGAGATTATTTGGTGAATGCTTATGATGCTGTTATTATAGATGGTAAGGAAGCTGATGATGCTATGGGTATTGCACAAACAAATGCTCTTAAGAACAAAGAGCATAGTGTTATATGCACCATAGATAAAGACTTGAATATGATTGCTGGAGAGCACTACAATTGGCGTAGAGCAGATCTATATAATGTAAACCAGTCACAAGCTGATTTATTTTTTATGCGGCAATTACTTGAAGGTGATAGAGTTGATAATATACCCGGCATACCGGGTTATGGCCCAAAGAAAGCACAAGCTGTTATAGATAGTTCAGAGAATATGTCAGATTTATACTGGAACATACTTGATATATACTCAGTACATTATGACAAACCCTTTGAAGCTATGATGGAGAATGCTAACTTATTGTGGATACAACGTGAAGAGGATAAACTGTGGAATCCACTTAGTGCAGAGTTTGCCAATGTATAGAGGTGTGTCGAAGTGAGTGGGCTAATACTTGATATATTGCTATATATCTGTTTAACAATAGTTGTTGTTAGGATTATTTTCAAATAGTGGAGGGGTGGAGTGAATAATGGTGCGGCGGCATACGAACACCACGCTAGTAAGTATGTCGGTAAGTCAGCAGTAGCGCCCTGCCCTCACCACCTTATTTTATGAACTGGTATCAAACAGACAAAGCGGAAGTGGGTTATAAAATACATGTAGGTGATTGGATAGTCTTGGCTACACCACATGGAAAGAAAGCTTTTAGAGTAACTAAAACTACTGTAGCAAAAGCTATATGTGAACTAAAAGGCAGGGATGCCTTAAAGTTTCCAAGGTATTATACTCTTCCATTTAAACCATTGGAAAAGAAAACTAAACCAAATTATAAATCAACTAATACTTGGCATGTACGTGTAAATCCAAGTTTAAAACGTTTGAGACTGAGATATGATTAATGCGTAAGATATACGACAAAAAGAAAAAGTTAATCGAAGTACAGTTAGAGAAGGGTGAACAACTATTACTAATAAAAGAAAATCTAAAACTACTGCGAAACAAAAATACCGTAGTGCCTTTGAAGAAAAAGTAGCAGCTACATTACCTCCTTGGTATGAATACGAAAAGTATAAATACCCATACATAGTTAAACGTCAGTACGTACCGGACTTTACTGATATAGACAATGAAGCTATAAATAATGATGTATGGATTGAAGTAAAAGGTTACTTTAGAGTTGGTGACACTGCAAAGTATAAAGCAATACGACAAGAACACCCAGATGTAAGATTAATATTTGTATTCAGTAATCCAAACAAGAAGGTGCGTAAAAACGCTAAGATGAACATGGCACAATGGGCCGAAAAGAATGGATGGGAGTGGTGCACACTAGAAACATTACTTGAGAAACTTAATGACGATAAAAAAGGATAAAGAGTATTATTTACAATTTACAAAAGATCTCAAAAATACTGGAGTATATTTACGTAAAACTATGAGCAGAAGTATATACTTACACGTCAATGGTTATACACTTTGGCTCAATAAAGAAGAAGTATATGAAGATCATTCTAAAGGTTTACTGAATTCTAGAGAGTTTAAGTACATAGGAACTTTAGATGAGTTGTTAAAAGCTGTGCATAATAGAGCTAAATAGAGGTACTTAAATAATGCCTTCCTTGGATATAGAATCGAAACTAGAAAGATTAATAGAACTAACAAAAATACTGGATTCAACATATCTGTATGTAGATAAAAAAACTAAACAGCCGTGGATACACGCTGGAGATCTAGGATATTTGAATCTTGCAACGAGAGATCATGCATTTGATATAAGAGACTTGGACTTATTAGAAGTAGGCCGTGCTGGATTTCTGTTAGCCCAAATTCTTAAGATAACATATAGGAAATTGGATGAAAAAACATAATACACATCTAATCATTCCAGATGTACAAGCTAAAGATAATGTACCTACTAAACACTTAACACATATAGGTAAATACATTGTTCATAAGCAACCCAATACTATTATCTGCCTTGGTGATTTTGCTGATATGCATTCACTTAGTAGCTATGATCGTGGTACTAAGGGATTTGAAGGTAGGCGATATAATAAGGATGTTAGAGCATCTAAGATGGCAATGCAGACTTTACTCAAACCCATCCATAGTTACAATGCTAATCAAAGGAAAAATAAAAAGAGTATTTACAAACCAAAGATGATTATGTTGTTAGGTAATCATGAGAACAGAATTAACCGCGCTGTTGATAAAGATGCTATACTTGAAGATACCATTAGCACAACAGATCTTGGTTACGAAGAAGCAGGATGGGAAGTAATTCCGTTCTTAGGAACAAAAATAGTTGACGGCGTGACATATTCACATTACTTTCCGAGGAGTAATAATGGCAGAATCATGCAAACAAACAGGGGAGCGCCTTCGGCGTTGGCTCAAGGTCAAAGAGAAATGCGTAGTTGCACCAGCGGACATTTACAAGGACTCGATTTTAACATCCGACAATTGGGAGATAGGCGGATATACAATATTATCGCAGGATCATGCTACTTGCACGATGAAGATTATCTTTCACCACAAGGAACCGAATACTGGCGGGGAATAATACATAAGTTTGATGTACATGATGGTATGTATGACCCATTGTTTCTTAGCTTGGATTACTTGGAGAGGAGATATAAATGAATTTGACGTTGGATGAATTGAAGGAAAAGATAGTACAGATGTATGATCCCGATGATATTATTGAAGCATTGGAGATTAGTACTGAGGAACTACTCAATGCATTTGAAGATAAACTAGCTGATAATGTAATAAAATTTGAAGGTGATTTAACCGATGATTGAAGATATTGAGGATGTTGTTGGGATTATGGCAGCATTGGAGCCAGAGACTGAGCAGTGGCTTGAAGCTATTGCACAAACATGTTTAGCACATATGCACTACATGGAGGATAACCCTGTACAGGATCTGGATTATGACGATTATGGACTACTTGAATTAGAGCGTGGGTTTTTAACTCTATACGCTTTGCACAAAAAGGGAGCATTACCCAGTAATGAAGAAAGAGCACACTAGTAGAATTGATGTAATAGGTAGTAACGGTAATAATGGAGAACACTATGAATTGGCCAATGATGACATTACCACCACTAAATCTATGGACAATGCCAAAGCAACCAAACCTACGTTATCCACAAAAACAGCCACAGGGGAGTTGCCAACGGACTACCAAGCGTTCATCCATTTATCAAGATATGCACGTTGGGATGACGGCAAAGGACGCAGAGAGACTTGGGAGGAAACGGTCGATAGGCTAATGACATTTTGGAGGGGTAGGTTCACCAAGAAACAACTGCCTCAGACGCAACTGGAGGCTCTTAGAGAAGCGATCTTGAGTTTGGAGATAATGCCCTCTATGCGCACCCTGATGACAGCGGGGAAGGCTTTAGAGAGGGATGAAGTAGCTGGTTATAATTGCAGCTATGTAGCTGTAGATAATCAGCGAGTGTTTGATGAAATACTATATGTGCTAATGTGTGGCACAGGAGTAGGCTTCAGTGTCGAAAGGCAATACATTAATAAACTTCCCGAAATTGCGGAAGAGTTTCACAATACGGACACTACAATCATCGTTGCAGATTCCAAGATTGGATGGGCTAAGTCTTATCGAGAACTCATCTCAATGTTGTACAATGGTCAAGTCCCAAGATGGGACGTGTCGAGAATACGAGGTGCAGGTGAAAGGCTCAAGACTTTCGGTGGCAGAGCAAGTGGGCCGGGGCCGTTGGTCGATCTCTTTAACTTTACAGTAGAGGTATTTAAGAATGCAGCAGGTAGAAAACTCAACTCGATTGAGTGCCATGATATTGTATGCAAAGTCGCAGATGTGGTGGTCGTTGGAGGTGTTCGCCGTAGTGCTCTTATTAGTCTTAGCAACCTCACCGACGAACGTATGCGCACTGCAAAGAGTGGAGCATGGTGGGACTCAGATGGGCAGAGAGCACTTGCTAATAACTCGGTTGCCTACACTGAGAAACCAGACATTGGGATCTTTATGCGCGAGTGGATGTCACTTTACGAATCTAAATCAGGAGAGCGAGGCATATTCAACCGTGTCGCAGCACAAAACCTTGTACCTGAAAGACGTGCAGAAGTAGGTTATACTGACTATGGTTGTAACCCATGTAGTGAAATTGTTCTTAGGAGCAAACAGTTTTGTAACTTAACGGAAGTAGTAGCTAGACCAGATGATACGCTCGATACTCTCAACAATAAAATCCGCTTGGCAACTATATTGGGAACCATGCAAGCTAGTCTTACGAACTTTCGCTACCTTAGTTCGGCGTGGAAAAGGAATACTGAAGAGGAAGCTTTACTAGGTGTAAGTATTACTGGTATTAT